TTGATGTTAAATGTTCCAGCTTGAATATTCACATCATAGTAGTTGCCAAGCAACTCATGATTGTTCTTAGTTCCCTCAAGGACAATGGTTTTGGAGAAAGTTCCTTTGCGAGATGTTAAATCTCTAATGTCGCCAATGTTAAATGTTATCGGAAAATTAGTATTCTCAGATACATCTAAGACTCCTGTCTCAAGTATTATCTTAACCATTGATTATGTCGTTATTAGATAACCTTACTTGTATTGATTGCTTTATTAGGTTGTTGTTGCGTTGCTTATATACCTCAAAGTTTGTGTTAAGCACATTACAGCTCACATACTCAGTTGACTCAGGGATATGTATGATACATCCACTCTCATCATAAAGGTTATCCAAGTCCTCTGTAATACGATACACTACGTTTTTAACATAGGTTTGTGGAGAAGTTAACAACTGCTGAAAGTATGTACCCTCTGCCTCACTCATCCAGTTAGTGTTGAGGTCGTATGTCTTAACTACTTGAGTGTTGAAATTAACTTGACCTTGTTCATAAGTTTTATATTTCCACTGAGATGAGGTAACATATCCTGGCACATCCTTATTGTAGGTATCCCTCTTGATAGTGCCCTTCTCATAGCTCTTAAGTTGGAAGGCAAAGCTACCCCATGAGCCCATCCTATCTAAAAATAAGATATGACTCTCAGAGATTAATGTCCTTGTATCTATGTTCACCTTGTAACTCACTGACTTAGGGTCAATGAATCCGGGAGAGCCATCTCGATAAGTTACTGTGTAATACTTAGTATCCTGTTTTACAAGTGGAGCAGTGCCACTCACTAAGGTAAGTGATCCATAGTTATTAGGGCCAACTGCCACGCCTTTAATATATTCAATTCCACTCACTGACTTGTAGAACACATCTCCGTCATCATTAATAAAATACACCCTCTTGTTAAGTGCTATGCCTACATCCTTGAAGTTGAGCCATAAGTCCTGACCAAGTGTACATGTAAAGTTCAAAGGTTGGTCAGTGAGCCACAGTCCAGATGTGTTATCAAGTGTGTAGTCAGTCTGATCATAGAATGGCATATCTATCCAAGGAATAGCTCCATTAAATACATACTTATCTAAGGTGCTAATTTCATTGAGATTGATGTCCTTCCTATTGTCAGCATACTTGATACTTCCATTGATAGTGGCATCTGTTACCTCTGACCATAGCGCATTGATAGTGAAGTTGGTTGTGCCTGTGATTGCTATCACTGTGTGCAATCCTTCCACTCCTGGATTAGCCACACCTCCATCTGCCTGTGTTATGTTTATCTGATCACCAACTTGAAAGGCATGTGTTGCTGTGATACGAACATTGCCTCCATTGTTCACCAATGAAGCTGTGTAAGATAATGTGTAGATATACTCCTCACCTATCTTAACATCAAAATTGTAATATGAGTTAGCCGCATCATAAAAGGTTGTGATTGTAGGATTGAAGTCATAGCTCACCATGTTGCTCAAGAGCTTGCTCAAGTCCTGCTCCCCATATCCTGTGCCATAGGTTGGTAATGCTTTATAGTATCCTATCCTATTGGCTGTGCCTGACTCAAATATCTCAAAGATATATCGGAAGCCATCATTGTTGACATTAGTTGAGTTAACTATGAACTTGCACTCATTGTAAGCAGGAGTGAAATCTTGAGGTTCTGCTATGATTGTCATTGCCATACCTATATTGTATTTCAGTTGGCATCCTGTTAGAAGGATATATATGAGTCATCTGTAAAGTATTCCTCCTTGATATGAGTGGCAGCATATCGGATGGCATCCATTGCATCATCCCATAACTTGACCGGCTCATCTGTAATTGTATCACCTATCTTTTTCCACTTGTAGTTCTCATACTCCTTCTTAAGTTGAGGATGATCTTCACAGAATATACCAAAGGACTTGATGTTATTAATACCTTGCTTGACTACCTTATTAGCATTCTCGATATAGTAACCTGCTCTATCTATCTCAGCAATAATCTCAGGCCTTGAATAATCAGCAAGGATGTTGATACTCTTTTCAATGCCTAACTGATCCATCCTTGCTATGAGGTCAGTGGTAGTTAAGTAGCTCTCATAGATTACAGGCTCAATGTATAGATCCTTATCTCTCCAATATACCCTAACCAATGCAGTGGGGTGATTGTATCCAAAGTCAAGGCCATAGACAAATGATGTGAACTTAGCCGGGCGGTGCTTGACAAATGTCCAATTGGAATAGATGTTACTCTTGGATATGGCTTTCTCCCCTAATGCATAGATTTGATACTGTGCCTCATCGGTTCGTTTCAAGTCCTCAATCTGTTTCTTAATAGACTCAGGTAGAAATGGGTTGTCCTTGTACGTTGACTTGATTAGTATGCTCTCATCTGCAGGTAACTCATACAGCCATGAGTTACTCTCACTTGGATTGTAGTCAAAGATTAGCTTACCCTCTGTCCTCATGTTCAACTGAGTGAAGTCATCATAGTATAACTCATTAGCCTCATTGCACCATGCCAAGTCTCTTTTCCTACCTCTTATCTTTTGCTCATCATCCACTGAAAAGAACTCAACTATAGATCCATTGTCAAATGAATAGATATGCTCACTCTTGTTATGCTTGTTAACATCGTATATCTCAAGGCTCTTCATGATCTCAAGGAAGTCTCTCATCACTGTAGCTCTGAGTGCAGGGAAGGTCTTGCGTATGATGCTGACCACCTTGCCTCTGTTCTGCAGGCAGTAGACTATGACCAACTGGCATAGTGAGTAGGTCTTAGAACTCCTTGAGCCGCCCTCATTGATGATAAACCTCACATCTGAATTGAGTGCATCATGGTTCTTCTCGAATATCACTGTACTGTTTAGCTCCATTTTAGGCAAAGGTTTGGCTATACCACTTATTAGTAGTATAGTTAATATATATCTTATAGGTTATATTACTTAATAATATTAACCTTAATCTCATTGATAGCTTGACCTTGAGTGGTAGTATCTACCCTTTCAGTTAGGTTGTTTAATCGCTGAGTGATGGAAGGGTTGTACTGCCCTGCCATTCCACCTGTAATCTGATCTTCTCTGATGACTCTCTTTATACGCGAACAGATGGCAACATATTCAGAATATCTCCTATCTCTATTCTCAAAATACTGATCTATACATCCTATCTTATCATAGCAATAATTATAGAACCCTTCAAAAATAAGTGGTCTCTCAAGAGGCACAGGAGTTGCCTCACCTGTTTTATTTGAAAGTGAGTATTGATACCTTGGGTTTGACTTGCACCAATCCCTATATGCTTCAAACAACTCCCACATTTTCTCAGGAGTCTCTATGTATTTATGCTTAGCCATACAGTTCACCTATTGCTCCAAGTTCCTTAATAACGTCTGGGTTGTTATCATAGTGCTTGGATATGTTTAATTTCTTAATTTGCTCCACTTTTGCCTTATTGCTCCCTGTTGCATAGACTCTGGATAGTGGTATCCCTAACTCCTTTGCTCTGTTAATCATTGGCTCAACACTACTGCGAGCTGAAATGATATAAACATCTGCACCCTTAGCTATCCATTGCTGAGCCAACTCCATGCCATGTGGCTTAGTTAGGGTCTCATCATAGTCAAAAGAGATACGCTGTGCTGCGAATGCTTTACGGTACTTTGCTATAGATGTCATCTTAGCCTCTGACCACTTAGCCTCACACACAGCATACCTTTGCTCTTCATTTGGGTAGCTATCCAATGACTCCTGGTCTGACATGCACCTGTTGATGTAGTCATCATGAGTCTCTTTGGCATTAGGAGTTGGCATTTGTCTTTGGTTTACGTTTCTTTTTAGGCTTAGGAGCTTCCTCACCTGGGATAGGTGGCTCAACTGCCTCATATTTGATAACTGTAGGCACTTCCTCGAATAGGTAAGATAGTCCAATAGATTGGTAGTACTTCACCTTGCTCATGTCAATCTTAGCCACTACGATAGAACGTTGTCCTAAGATGCGATCATATACTCTGACAGTTTTGTCAATGTATTCTGTTTTAATTTTAAAATTGCTCATATTCTTTAACTATTATAAATACTAAATATAGTGCTAAGGTAATGCTTGATAACTTAAATAGCAAATAGATATTCTCATTCCACAGTGCCATTACTACTCCAAAGGCCATTATGTAAGTCATTAAGCCTAAAAAATTAGCATTCCTCATACCTATATTGTATTTGATTTATATTTTCTTTAATTTCTTTAATCAGGAAGTAGGCAGATGTACTGTTGATGTTAAAATATTTAGCGAGTGCAGTCTGAGTTGAGTGCCCTTTGTCATAATATGCCTCAAATACTATCTTTTTTATTCTATCCTTTTGCTCTGTTCTGTATATCTCAACAAGAGCCTTTTTAAAGTTATACCTATCTTCTATCTCAATCTTGTGCTCAAGGTCAGTAGAGTCATCAATGACATCCATTGTGTACTCTTGAGACTTGTATAAGTCCTGTTTCTTAGTCTTAGATCCTTGAGTCCAGATAAGATCACATTTAATAGTGTTTAATAGATAACTCTTAGCCTTATCCTCTGTCATATCTTGAGCATTGAGTCCTGCACAGTGTAAGTAAGCATTGTTAATAACTGCATCTGCATCTATTGAGGTTGGTATATTGAGCACATCTAAGAAATGTCGAGTGTACTTGAGCACCTCAAGGTAGTTGTGAGTAAGATATCTATCCAAGTGCTCCTTCATACCATTGAGTGAAGTCTTTGAGCCATACCTTTCTGCGTACTGATGCACAGAAACACTCCTTATCTCTTTGCCCTGTGACTCTATTTTTAACGTGTTGCAGTTGTATAAGGCTTCTCTTAGTGAGCACCTTGTCCTCTGGCTGATTGAGGATGGTTTCTATGAATTGTATATCAGTTTGTTCAAGCATACAGCTGTGAGTGATGTGGCACAAGCCACAGTGAATGATTGTGAGTAGGCCCAAGTCCCCCAGAAGCTGAGACACTTCCAGCAGCCAAGTGAAGTATGTAGCCAATCTGGGAGGTTGAGCTTGTTATCTATATAGTTCTGCAATGGTTCAAAGTGAGTGAACCACCAGGAGATTACTAATGGAGTTAAATATCCTATCATGGTGCTAAGATAATAAAAGTTATTAACATGACAAAGGAGAGCTGTTACACTCTCCTCTCTGGTCACTTCATTAGATATTTAAACACCTTATCATAGAATTTACCTGTTACCTCTTGACCATGCATGAAGCGGTACATTTGAAACTTATCCACTCCAACATCCTCTGCTAAATGTACTATCTTGTATCTCCTGGATAGCTTATCAAACAGCTCAGCTCTTATTGAGTCAGTGAGTGTTTCACCATCTTTGATGTACACAGTCTTAGAACGGGAAGCCATCGTCATCATTATTTGTTGTTTGAGCCGGTTGCCCACCAATGACCTGCACCTTCCATGCATCAAGAGTATTGTAATACCTCCCATTGAACTCTCTACCTCTCACATTGTATGATACTTCCACTTGCTGACCTACACCCAATGACTCTAATACAGCCATCTTATCATTGACTGTTTGGAATATTATATCCTGTGGATACTTGGCATCCGGTGTTGTTACCACAAACTCTCTCACTGAGAACTTATCACTGATCACTTTGATCGGATTGATGAGCTTGATAGCTCCTTTGATTGTTGAATCTGACATTTATTTATTATTTAATTCATTTACATATTGAGCATAATATTCAGAGCATGCTATTAATCTCTCTTTAATCTGTTCCTCAATGGCTGTATCTCTCTCATATCTTAACACAGTCACCCTATGGTGTGCAGGTATGTGTTTGACCTTATGGATTGACCTGTTATCCCAATCATTGAGTAGAGTATCATCTGTATCATACATGGTGTACACTAACTCAAATGATGGCCTATCATAAAGCCACATGTATGCTCTACCCTGCCACTCATAATCTGAGTTTTCACCTTCGGATGGTGTTGCCGGGAAGGTCTCTAATGACCAGGAGCTCTTAATGTCAATGATTACCTCATCAAGTAAGATATCACAACACCCTGACATGAGTTCATTAGTTACTCTGATTGTGTTCTTAGTGTACTTTTTAGTGAAACGAACCTCATTGAGTAAGTCAATACCATCCTGCTCCCAATCAGTTCCTTTGATCATTGGCTTAGTCTTAATATCTGAGCTGTATCCAAAGAAGTCCTGCTTAGCAATTTTTCTAATCTCAGACTTAGCAGTCTCAGATAAGAGCTCAGACTTACTCCTGGAGTTAGTCATGAGCTTACCTAATTGTGATGGACGCCATTTCATAGTTGTGCCTCCTGTTCTTTAGTTAAATAAAACTTAGCTTTGAGCTCCTCAACTGTAAACTCATTAGATGCTATCTTAGCAAGAGCAGCCTTGAAACGTGCATCTGATAATGATTCTTTTTTAGTCTCAGTTGGTTGCTCCTTAGATGCCTGTTGGCCATCATCATCCACTGCCTGTAATGATAGAGCACTTTGAAGGGTGTAACGTCTATAGTAAGTGATTGCACTACCCATTTGTTGTGGTGTGATACCTTGAGGTAAGTCCATACATGACTCGAGCATTACACCTGAGTCAATATCTACTATTTGAGTGCATACACTGTTACCTTGAATAGGTTGGATAAGTAGCAAGCCATTCTCTAATAGTACAGGCTCAACAGTGCTAAGGATAGCATTAAGGTCAGCGTACTTTGAGTGATGACTCATAGCGTTCTTAGTTACCTTACCAATGGCTAACTTTGCCCTGTGTAGTTTTTGATGTAGAGTGAGTGTGTTACTCAACTCATTCAGCTCCTTGATTTTCTCAGTAGCTGTTTTGATTTCTTTTTCCATACTGTAAATATTATTTTCACCAAAGATAATAAACTTTTGCATAAGTACAAAATAAAAGTTATTAACATTTGTATGTTAGTTCTTCTCCAGTCAGTGCAAAGTACAGGTTTTCCAACTCATGGACATACTTAATACCATTTGATAACCCAAACAATTTAGTAATAACCCATCCTTTTTTAAATCCGTTTATGCTTCCATAATAAGCAAGTTCTAAATTATTATAAGGCTTAGGAAAACTATAAGATATATCTAATACAGCTTTAAACCCAAACCTAATCAGCCACTCTTCACTTATCTCCATTGCTTGATAGAAGTCATCAAGGTCATCATCTAATAAGTTTCTAAGGTCTTCTAAATTGATGAGGTCACTCTTATAAGTGCCATCTCCCATCTCTATTTTATAGGTGTTACCTAATCTAATTTCATGTGAGTCTAATGTCATAATTTAATCAATTTCATTATTAATCCCCTTCACAGGGTGTTTATATTTTTTCCTAAGATGTTTCAATTTTACTTTGAACTTTGGCATTTTGAGTTTGATTCTCATATCCCTAATGTAAATTGTTCATACCACACCACAAAACTATCAAAGTCTCTCACAATGATATACACACCGCCTGCCCTTTCAATGGATGCTTGATATTCCTTTTGAACATCTGACTGTCTATCCTTACCATACTTAATCTCAATCTTAACTGACCTCCCTCTGATTGTTGCAGAAATATCTGCAGTTCCTTTGGTTGACTGTCCGGGTGTCCATTTGCCCGGTAACTGTTTTGTGTGTGCCATGATGCCAGATCCAACCTGTATCTTTGCTCCTTCCCTGTACTGACCTTGTGAGCTTATTCTCTCAGCTTGCCCGCCCATGAACTGTATCCATGCAATGACACACTTTGTGAGTGCATTAGCTGAGTTATCATTCCATTCAGTCTTTGGTATGTATGCCTCTGGCATGTTAGGATACTTCTGTTTCAACTGCTCCATCATTAGAGCATTGAGTTTGTCTTTGTTAATTCGTTTCATATAAATAAATTTAATTGATTAGTATGATTAGTTATCCTTTGCATTGCCTTATCAAAGTATTCCTTATCAAGTTCACAGGCTGTCAAGTCAAAGCCGTAGTCATGGCAGGCTATTGCTATTGAGCCACTGCCTAAGTGAGTGTCAAGTATTTTGTCACCTTGTTGAGCGTATTTGTCTAAAAGCCATTTGTAAAGTGCTACTGGCTTTTGTGTTGGGTGTATTCTAATTTCCTTATCTTTCATATTCTGCTGTAACATACCAGCCCACCTATATTTATACCTTCTTACTGCTGTTTTAAAAGAAGCCCAAGCTAATTCACAATCAGCAGATGTATATTCCCCATTTTCCTTATCCCATACAATCCAACAGCTACTATCATAGGGCATATTACTAATGAAATGATTTGCACCCCAAACGATTTGATTTTTAGACACCCTGATTAGTTCATTAAAATAGGATTTATCTGGAGCTTCTTCATCCCCAAAAGGTTTGTATTCCTTTTGCTTACAAACGCCATCCTTACCTCTTTTATATTTCTTGCCCCCATCCATTCCAATCCCATAAGGCGGGTCAACAATAGCCAAATCAAAGTAATTATCTGGATAGCGTGCCATTAGCTCCATGTTATCTTCATTCGTTATTGTCAGCATTATCTATCTTTTTAATATATTTATTAATTGTCTGCCTTGATACTCCCAATATCTCAGCTACACTTGACTGATTAAGGTCTTTATTTTGAGTATAAAGAGACTTAAATTTATCAAATGAGTTCATGCTTTGGTCTGCCTTAATAA